ATGGATAGAATTTTCACCTCTGCAGATAGACAATTGCTAATTTCACTTCTTAGAATAAGTGGTGATACATTTGGCAATGTACCTGCTATGGCGAGAGCTTATAAGCTGGCAGCTAAACGCTTACACCCAGACAAGGGAGGTAATGAAGCTGACATGAAGAAATTAAATGAGCTTTGGAATAAGTTTAAGGATGAAATCTACAGGATGAGAGAGGTAAAGCCTTGTGTGAATCCAGTGATAACCTGTATTGTTCTCGGTACCTGTAGTATTTTTGCATTGATTAGAAATACTGCCCAATGCATGCAAAATTTATTGCGCTGTTGTACATGCATCTGCTGTCTTCTCTTTAAACAGCATAGAGAATTAAAAATTACATATAGACGCAGATGTAATGTCTGGGGAGAATGTTACTGTTTCTTTTGCTATTATACCTGGTTTGGAGTAAACTGTAGCTTAAATGCTTTCACTGAGTGGCTAATCCTATTGAAGCACCTGGACTGGAGACTTTTAAAAATTTCCAGTGCTGAATTGGATTCCCTAGGTAAGTATAATTTTTATGAGATATTTCTTATTCATTTTGTAAAATGTTAATTCAATCAATTTTACAGTTCAATATTTCTAGGGATTCGAGTGGACCCTCTACTAGTAGCTTCAGACCGTCTACTGGCAGCTTCTTCTTCTTTAAAAGAAGAGCCGACCTATTTGCAGATGAATCCCTCTCCTCTTCCTCCGATGAAGAACCCCAGCCAGCCCAGAGAGAACAAGGCGCAAGAACCAATATACATGAATCTGCTTCCCGCACCTCATTCTCTACAGGCTCACCAGGAGACTCGAGAGGAGGTGATATCCCCCCAGATTCCGGTTATGGATCCTTTCCATTTGATTCCACCCCTCCAGGGAGAACCCCGCCTAAGCGCGGACGAAATAGAGGTTTTGGAACTTCTCCCACAAGTGGAGGGTCACAGGATGAATTTGAGAGAGATTCAGCTGAGCAAAACTGTAGCCAGGCTACGCCGCCAAAATCAAAAAAAGCAAGAAATGATTCTGGTCCTAGTGACTTTCCTAGTGATATTAACATCTTTCTTTCTAATGCTGTTTATTCTAACAAAACTGTCAATGCTTTTCTAGTATTTACAACAGTTGAAAAATGCCAGTTACTATATAAGCAAATAGATACAAAATTTAAAATAGATTTTAAAAGTAGACATGAGGGAGAAAATAAAGCACATGGATATTTGTTTATTCTAACTGTAGCAAAGCATAGAGTTAGTGCAATTAAGAATTATTGTGCCAAGCAATGTACTGTTAGCTTTTTGCATTGTAAGGCCATTAATAAGCCATATGAATGTTATAAAGCTCTAAGCTCGGATCCCTATAAGAGAATGGAAGCAAATAAAGACTTATTTGAAACAGATTTTGAGAATGAAAATAGCCAGTTAGTAGACTGGACTTTAATTAGTGCCTTTGCTGAATCTACTTGTATTGATGATCCATATTTAATAATGGGTCATTATCTTGATTTTGCCTCACCACTACCTTGTAATAAATGTCAACTTAAGGTTTTAAAGGTACACTATCAGTTTCATGAGGCTCATCATAAAAATGCTATTTTATTTAAAAATAGTAAGACACAAAAGACAATCTGTCAGCAGGCTGCAGATGTTGTCATTGCTAAAAGGAGATTACATCTTGTAGAAAGTTCTAGAGAGGAACTATTGGCTGAAAGATTCAAGCTATTTTTAAATAAATATAAAGAACTTGATAAAATGAGAGTTTTAGAGCATATGGCAGGGGTTATGTGGTATACAGTTATGTTTGAAAATATAGATAAAATTGTTATTCAAATATTGAAATTAATGACAGAAAATATTCCTAAAAAGAGAAATATATTATTTAAAGGCCCTATTAATTCAGGGAAAACGAGCTTTGCAGCAGCATTGCTAGATTTAATTAGTGGAAAAACCCTGAATATTAATTGCCCTGCTGATAAGTTACCTTTTGAACTTGGCTGTGCTTTAGATCAGTTTGCTGTTGTGTTTGAGGATGTTAAAGGCCAAGCAGGAAATGATAAGACATTGCAATGTGGACAGGGGGTAAATAACTTAGATAATATAAGAGATCATCTAGATGGTTCTGTTACAGTAAATCTTGAGAAAAAGCATGTTAATAAGAAAACTCAAATCTTTCCACCCTGTATTGTGACTATGAATGATTATATATTACCCCCCACTGTAAAAGCAAGATTTGCATATCTTGTTAATTTTAGTCATATAAAGTGTCTGCAACAATCTTTAGAGAAGAATGATGATATTGTAAAGCATAGAATTACCCATAGTGGCCTTACACTATTTATGCTTTTAATGTGGTATTGTAGTAGTTCTGCATTTATACCTTCCTTGCGTGAATCTATAGAGATAGAAAAAAAGCTTCTGGAATCAATATGTACCTTAGAAATAGCATGTTTAATAAAAGACAATATAAAGGCAGGGCGAGACCCACTACATGACATTGTAACTGATGAATAAAATCAATTTCCTGGAATTGGTGTTCTTTCTTGTCCATAATCATCAATATATCTCTCCATATCAGGGTCTCCAGCAAGTTGTTCCAAACCATCATATACCCTCACCTCCTCTACTTGAGATTTATCCCCTACCATGGGCTGCCCTGACATACGAGGCATCATATTGCTAAATAGACTAGTAAGGAGGGCAGACACGGGGTAAGGATTTTTAACAGCCCTTTTTCTCAGCTGCACATTAAAATATCTAGGTAAGCCTCTCCATCTCTGATAGGTACCACTACCCGCTTGAAACCACCCCATGATATCACAAGAGGACAGATATAGGCCATCTCCTTTACACAAGGGGCCCACTCCATTTTCATCCAATAGTATGGTGGTTACTGTGTTTGTAAAGGTCATTACAGGGGGTGTTGTTAATCCACCATAGAAATTGCCAAAATATCTAGAATTTTCATTTCTAGAGGGATCTGGGCTCCATGCCTCCACTGGGTATTTCCCATCTTTATCTAGCCTGGCTTTGGCACTAGGATCCAGGCATTGTATTTTAGCTGTCACATCTGTGACATTTTTGGGCACAACTATGTCTTGTGGATATGTAACCAGGTAGCTTTGCTGGATGCCCTGGAGATCTAATGGCTCTCCCCCTACAGAGAACATGTGAAATGTAGACCCTACAACAGGGTGCCCTACCCCATTATCAGTTCTGGTCATATAGTCATGCACATTGAGGAGGGTATTGCTGCCAATTACTTCAGTTTTCACACTGACAGCTTCCCACATTAACAATGTGTTACAAGTCATGTCTTCATTTAATAGGGGAAGGGGGATTCTCGCACAACTGTAGTATGGCATCTGTTCTTTTACTGCACGGTCATTATCCCTAGAGGTAGCTACTGTTACCTGTTCACTAAATCCATACCAGGCATTTGTTTCATCATTGTTACCCATCCGGGGATTAAGATAGGCCTCAATTTGAGTGATACTGTCATCACCTGTCTTTACATCTAAAACTTCTATTCCCCCCTTAATTATTAATTTGGGCACTCTGCTTGGCTGAGGACATGTCTTCTTAGAGGAGCAGGTTGTTTTCCTCTTGGGTGCCATTTACCTGCAAAAAATTACATTTTACGCCTTTTTTTAGCAGGAGGCCCTTCAATCATATTTTTGGGGGATAAAATATGTTCTTGCTCCAATACATGTCCCCACAGAGGTGTGATATCACCATATAATCCCAAAATCATTAAAAGCATCCAATCTGGAGTTACTGGCTGATCAGCACCACCAGGTGGGCCATATTTCTGAATGACCTCTCCAGATTCGGGGTCAATTTCTTCTACCCTATTATAATCAATAAGTTTTTGACCCCGGAGTCTTGCTTGCTGTCTCATCTGAATGACATTCATTGGGGGTAATGATCTGTAATAATTCTGAAGGCCTGTATAGGGTGATGTCACTACCCATCTTGCCCCCTCCAATAATTGTGCTACCTGTTCTGCAGCTTGTCTTCTTCCCTCACCTATAAGATTCCCCCCAAGCATTCCTAACCTCCTTCTACTTTCAGTAAGAAGCATTTCCCATACATAACGACCTACAGCTGATACCAAAGAATGTCCCCAATCCCCTAAAACATCAAAACCCCACTCAAAATGTCTAAATCCTGGTAGAATCAGTTCCCAGAGGTCTGGTCTCCAGATTTGTAGTGCCATATTAGTGTTTCTGTTAACTAAGGAAACTTCGTGTTGTGATAACTTTATTCCAGCAGTAAATAGAGCAGCAGCACCTGAAAGAGTTTGAATAAGTAAACCTGTTGAGGCTAATTGCTCTACCATACCAGGTATAGCTGTCAACATAGACATATGCTCAGCTGTTAGTCCTAATGCTGCTAAAGCATCTGCTTCAGCAAAGCCCTCTACTAAAACCATAGACGCCACCTCAGATTCTATAGCTGCTAAGGCTTCTCCCGTAAGAATAGCTTCAGCTGTTAACTCTGTGGCAGCGACTAAACTTGAAATTGCTCCTGCCAGCTCCACTGCCAGTGAAATCACACCACCCATCTAAAAAAAAAAAAAGACTTACTTTAGTAGATCTTCTAGAAGATTCAGGATTTGATGACAGAGGGTTAAAATTCTTTTTCTTCTTTTTTTTTTACTTAAAGAAAAAACAAAAGTTATGGTGCTGTGCTGTTGTTCACTTGACCGCAACCTGACCGCAACTGAAGCGGAACAGGAAATTTCGCACAGTACTGGCGCATGTCCAGCAATGAAAACAGAAACTAAAAATAGAAACTCTGGCGTCCGTCCCAGAAACTCTGGCGCCCAACCCAGAAATTGGCAGCCAGCCCAGGAAGTTGGCAGACAGCCCAGAAATGTCCCAGGAAAGACATGTCAGAACACTAGTTAATCAATAGTAAATTCTGGTTAAGACATGTTCTATAGGCACCTCCTTTTTTTTTTATTACCGGGAGGCTAGAGGCACCCTGCCCCCGTCCTTCCTATAAAAAAAGGGAGAGGCTTTGGAGGCCATTTTTCTGGCACAGACACAGGCACTGGCAAGCGGCACAGGGACTGCAAAT